CCGGCCACCTTCCCATCCTCGCCGATTGACACCTCGGCCAGGTCCAGCAGGTGATAGGCGACCTCCGGGTTATGGAACTTCATCGTCGCCGCGGCCATCTCGACCGCGTGCCGGATGAGCGCCTCGCTCGCCTTGCCCTCAGCCTCCAACCGCGCCTTTTCCTGCTCGGCCAGTTTGGCTTTGAGCTGATCCAGCTCGCTCAGCTCGGCCTGCTTGCGCTTCGCTTCCGCCGCCTCGATCTCCTCGATCTTTTTCCGGCGCCCCGCCGACTCCTTGTTGACCGCCGACAGTTGCTTGCGCAGCTCCTCGAGCTGCGCCAGCGCTTCTTCGACAGTCAGCGTCTTGGTCGCGGCTTGCGCCGTCACAGTCGCGGGCGTCTCGCCAGCGGCCCCGCTATCGGGCGTCTCGCCCTTCTTGATCTCTTCGTCTGCCATCTCGGCCTCCCTGAAAATTATTTCTTGCGCTTCCCGCGCTTGCTTTTCGTCACGCCCGCGTTGCTGATGCGGGCAGAACGTTCCTTGCTATAGCCCTTCTCTCGAAGAGCCTCATAAACTTTAGGTCGTTTGATCGAGCGATACTTTTTGCCTGGCATTGTCCCCTCCATGTCCGTGGACATTTGCCCTGTGATGCTAATTGAATCTTACCGAATCAGCTACGAATCAGTCAATGTATATACAAGTATTGCAGTTTCATTACAACTTGCCCAAACCCCTTGACAATGTATATACATTATAGTATAATATAATCAAGATCGAAAAAGAGAGAGGAAATGAAAATGTTAGACTTGAACGATCGCAATAGCACAGAACAATTCATCATGGACAAACTGACGGGCCGCGCGGGAAGTTGGATACGCCCAATTGTGATGCAACTCTGGTCACACAATCCTCGCTTTCTCCCATCAGAAGATGCTATCGAATTGAAAGAATACGCAGCAATACATACCACTGATGAATTGCAAAAATTTGTCGAGCAGAAAGCCAAATGACTTTCGCCAGGGCGGGCCGCGTTGCGCCCGCCCCCAGAAATCAGCAGAGGGAGATGAGAGAATGAAAGACAAAGTATGCAAGGGCAGTTACGATCACCGCTGGAGTTTCGATAGCGGCAAGTGGGTGTGTAAGGACTGCGGAAAGACCGCGAAAAGCACGGATGCGCACATCGAGCCATGCCTGCACTGCGGAGCGCCAGCCGACGCAGATCAGCCCTACTGTGAGAAATGCCAGCAGTAGTATAACCAAGCCAGGGCGGGGCAACCCGCCCCCAGATCAAAACAGAGGGAGATAGGAAAATGGAACACGCCATCGTCACAACTGATAAGGGACACGAAGTCGAGTTCTGGGAAGCCGACCTCGCACAGGTTGGCAGAACGGTCGAGGTCGAGGTTTCGCCAGAAGTATTCGAGACGCAGACCATCGTCAGCGTCGAGAAGTACAGCGACTAGACAGACATGAAAAAGCGCATTGATCCAACCGCCAAGAAACTCTCATCCATCCGCCTCTCCCCATCCGAACTTGTCGCGCTCCGCGATCTCAGCGACAAGCTCGGCATGACTTACCGCGGGCGCGCCAGCGCCGCCGCAATCCTTCACCACATCGCCGCTGGCGAGGCACTTGTTCTGATGACCGCGCTCGACACGTCCGCTGCGATGCGAGATGTCTCGTCGCGCTTGTCTGCCATCTCTGCTACGCTTCCGCTTGACGATGATCTCGGCGAGTTGCTGCGAGCAGTCTCCTCGTCGCTCCAAACCGCTGCAGATCTCAAGCAGCAATTCGAGCAAGCAGATGCCGACGAAATCAAAGACGATTACAAAGACTCGTAGCTGATTCAGTTTTTCAAGTCCACCGCCGCGCCACAAGCGCGGCATTTTTTCGTTTAGCTAACCCGCATTACCATCACACCCCTTAAGGGTGTCCTGGGGACTGCTCAATCGCCCGCTGAATCTCGTACGTGATCAGCCGCGTCACGGTTTCCGTCTCCGCATCTAGCACGTCCTCCACCGTCCGCCAGCACACCGCCTTCGCGTACAGTGATTGTCGCCCCGAATCCATCAGCCGCGGCCCATAGCTCGCATTATTCCCGATTTCGGCCGTCAGCCCGGCGTTGCTCGTCGCAATCGTCCACCGCCGCCCGAATGTTTCCGACTTGGGCGACTCGCCCCGCCGGTAGGGCACCTCGATCTCGCCCTTGCGCAGCGCCGCGAAAAAATACCGCCGCTGTTTGTCACTCTTGAACGTCGAGCCGTACACACTCGCCCGCGTCAAGCGCTTGACCTCGGGATAGATCGCCGCCTGGCCCTTGACGTGCAGCGCCGCCGCCGTCACCGCGCCCGCCACCGGCTTCAATTCCGCCAGACTCTTGATCTTGGCCAGCAGTGGCTCGATCCCTTCGATGCGGATGGTATCGCTCATGCGCCCACCAGTTGCGTGTTCGTCCAGCACCGGCAGCGCGGATGCGCTGGCGGGAAATCATTCCCCTTGATGCGCTTTCCCTGTCGCGGTCCGCATTTGGGACACACCAGCTCGTCGCGGTTCGTCTGCCAGATCTCCACCACGCGGATGTCGGGATTCTCCTCGTGCATGATCTGCGCCCATTGCAACTCGCCCTGCGTCGCCGCCCGCGTCACCTCGGTCGTCGCAATCATCGAAGCCCGATTCACCGAATACAGCGTCCGCCCGAGCGTGTCCTGGATCGTCGGCGTGAACTGCGCCAGCGCCGTCCGCAGATCTCCCATCGTCGTAGCCGTTTTGAAATACGCGCTGATCGCCTCCTGCAATCCGCTGCGCGTCGTATCGTCAATCAATTTGACCAGGTCGAACGCATACCCGCTCGCCCACGTCGCCGCCTGTGCATTCACCAGCGCCCAATTCACCGCCAGCGTCGGATATGCCACCGCCGCCTCGCGCGCCGACTCTATGAAAATCTGCTCCAGGATCGGCGTGATCGCCGCCTGCGTCTCGGCGTTGAATTCCGCCCACAGCGACTCGGGGATCGTCACGCTCTGCAGGTTCGCCTGCGCGCGGATCTCTGCCATCAACCGCTGCAACTGCCCCGGCTGCAATCCGGCCACCGCCGCCTGTAGCCGCGCCTCCCATCCGCTGCGCCCGCTCAAATCAGCCACCGGCCGCCCCCGGATACGCCGCAAACGTCAGATTCCGAATCTCTGGGCTGTTCAGCATCGCCGTGATCTGCTCCTGGCTATACCCCGCCTCTTCCCAAACTTGGAAGAGCGGCACGCTCAGCTTTTCCCGCTTCAGCGCGATCCGCTCCAGCTCTGCCGTCTCGTCCCGCACCGCCGCCGGGTTCCATTGGCTCTCGATCTGCGCCTCCTCGTCGAGGCCCGCCGCGCCAAACGTGTTCGCCATCCGCCGCGCCACGCCCAGGCAATCCTCCCAGGCATTCCCGAACGTCACCTGCCTGTCCTCGACCTTGGCGATCAATTTCGACTCTTGCTGCTTGAGCGTCCCCTCCGCTGCGATCTGCTTCGTCATCTGGAAACGGCTGACCGGCGTCCCCGTCACCTGCGCCAGGCGCATGATCCAGCCATTCAACACGTCCTCGAGCTTGGACAGGTCAGTCGGCTCGATCGCATCCAGCCCTGCATCCGCAGCCGGACAAGAAATAATTTGTCCTGGTGTGATTTTGAGTAGGTTGCTCCCATCACTGGCCGGATTTTTCCCATCCGTCGTTGGGATCCAGCCATGCGCGAACAGAATGCGAAAGCCGGCCGTGTCGCCCGCCGCCAGCAGATCCAACGCGGTTTTGTTGACCGCATCCTGGACATAGAACGCATTCCACAGCTCAGACCGCAGCGCCGGGTTCCGAAAATGAATCACCGGAATGCCGAGCGGTTTGCCGGCCTGGTCAACCCACGGCACAGGCCAGACGGGGCGACCTCCGACGGCGTCCGCAGCCGACGAACCCATCATTTGTTGACCCGGCTCATCGAGTTGGGACCATTCGCCGCCCTTGCCCATCACATATTTCTCGATCCGGTTAGGGTAATATAACGTCATCCGCTGCAGCGTCTGCCGCTGGCCGGATTCGTTTATCATCGGCTCAGTCCAACGTTTGCTGGCAAATTCAATTTCCTGACTCGCGTCGCCGTCGGGATAATGCGCCTTGCACCCGAACCCGGTGCCTTCGATGCTCGGATCGGTGTAGCGTGGATGAGGATAGAACCGAATGCGCCGGGTCGTCGCGTCCCAGTCCACGATCACGAAATGCTCGCCATCCAGAACAGCCCCCGCGTGGACGCTGCGCTGGCCGGCATCCATCCGGTTACCCGCCCATATCTGGGTGATCCACTCGCTGACCGCCTGCTCTTGGCAGGCAAACGATTTGATTTGCAATCGTTCGACGACCGAATCCACCACGTCGCCGCAATAGTTCAAGCAAAACTCGCCACCCTTCTCGAAACCGAGATACTGGCGCTGGCGGTCCGTCAGCCGCACATCCTGGTCGCCCTCGTAATACTCGCGCGCCCGCAGAATGTTCTCCTGTTGAGTTTTTTCCTCACCCAGCAGCCACTGCAGGTAAGCCAGTTCTGTGATGCTAATTGTCATTATCAATACTCGTATGCGAACGCTTTTTGCTGCCGGCCCTGCGTCGCGCCCCACCAGGCGAGCGCCAGGCTCATCACACAATCGTCGTGCATTCCCTCGGGCGCGCTATAACTCGGCCTGCCGGTGATGCGATTCGTGGCGACCTCGTAAGATTCCAGCTCGCTGATCAGCTCGGGCAAAGCAGGATAACTGATCTCGCGTTTCTCAATGGCTACCACCAGCGCCTCGATCAAGGGCGGCTTGGTGGCCGCCGTCGTCGCAAATCCGCGCACCGGCAGCCCCATCCGCGTCAATTGCTCGATCACCGGCTCGCCCATCGCATTCGATTCCGCCAGCACCAGCGTCGCACCCCACCGGTCACACATGATTTTCAATCGTTGCGATTGCAGCGCATAATCCACCTGGTTGCTACGCTGCCAATCCACCACGCGCCGAGTCTGCGCATCCAACGCAGTGAACACGGTAAAGTCGTTGCTCTTGCCCCAGTCGCACCCGATCACAATGTCGCCATGCGCGTTCTTTGGATCCGCCGGCCACGGCGCAATCGCGCAATCCTTCACGCCCCGGAACACCTCGCCGCCGCCCTCCACGAATTCCGCCATCCACTCCTGGCGAAATGTCCGCTCCGTCACCCGCTCCCGCGCCAGCTCAAAGGCCCGCTGGATCTGCGGCATCGGGTTCGCCTTCGTCGGCGCCTGCCAGCTCGCGTACTCGCCCGCCCTGGCCAGGCCCCGCTGGTACTCGGTGTAAAACCAATTCTTGCCCTTCGGCGTGCTGATCAGGATCGCATCCCCGCCGTAATCCGCCAACGTCGGTTGGATTGCATCCGTCCACGCCTCTTCGCTGATCCGGCTCGCCTCGTCCAGGATGACCAGGTGAAATGCCTCGCCGCGCACGCTGTCCGCATTGTCCGCACTATAGATCCCCAGCCGGCCGCCCCTCAACGGGAATATAATTTCACGCTCAGCTCGTTGCACGTCCACCGCGCCCTGCCGCACCAATCCACTCACTGCGCCGGTCGCCCAGCGCCACATGGGCCGGCTATTCTTATACGTCGGCGCGATCCATGCCACGTGCGAACCCTGGCTGGCAGCCGCCAATGCAACACAACCGCCCATCACGGTTTTACCCCACCGGCGTCCCATCGCCAATGTCTTGATCCGCGCCGGGTGCGTCGCGATCTCCCATTGGTCTGGGCGCAAGACCGGCAATCGCAGCTCGATAGTCACCGATCACCTGAATTCCAAGCGGCTCGTCGCTCTTGTCGCCGCCAACCAAATGCAACTTGCCCTCGGATTTGAGCAGCCCAGCCCGCTCGTAAAACAGCCTCACCCACGGCACCGTCGTCGAGCGCGCGGTTGCCTTCTGGATCACTCGCCCATCCACCGCGGCAATTTTTGAATTGTCGAACCGATGCTCGACGATCTCCCGCGCCCAGACCAGGATCTCAGGTCGCCGATCCTGCCACTGGTACGTCACCGCCCGCGAAACCCCGATGAATCGAGCGAAATCGTCCCGCGTCTCCAGCGTGCCCCGGTCGTCTTTGCTCACGCTCAGCCACACCGCCAGCAGCGCGTCGTAATAGCGGATGCCTGCTTTCGTGGCCATCAGGTAATCGTAACCCTCGCGCCACGCCGGCCGCGACTTGATCAGCCATCGCTCGACCTGCTCCTGGCTCCGTTTGAGGTTCTCCGGCTCGTCCATCATCGTATCGCTAATCGAAATTACTCCAACCACGCCTGCAACACCGCAGCCCGCTCGATGCAATCTGATCCCATCAGCGCCCCCAGCGACCGCAATCGCCCGCGCATCGTGGTCAACCATTCATTCACCTGCGACCGCAGTCTCCCGCGCGCCCAATCCAGCGCCGCCTTGCGTTCGTCGTCAGTCAGATTGCCTTGCCATCTCTCGTCCTCGGCCAGCCGCCCCATCAATTGCTCGATCAGATCATCCACAGCGGCCTCCCGCCTCAGCACATCGGCCAGGTTGACGCGCGACGTACTCATTTGAACACCACGTCCGCGCGACCGGTGATGATCGCCCAGATCAGCGCGATAATGGATCCTGCCAACGCCGTCCCGACCCAAGAGAGGATCCGCAGCGCCGGCGCCATCCTCTCCATCGCCTCGATGCGGTCGTCGTGCTGCGCCAGCAATCTGCCCATCTGTATAGATTGCTCCCCACGCCGCACGCACTCGAGCCGCATCGTGACGGTCGCGCTCATCGCCTGCGTGTTGCTCGCGCAGATCTCGGCCAGCAAGCGTGCCAATTCGGCGCGCAATTGAGAGATCGAATCAACGAGCTGCGCCTGGCTGCTCTCGATGCGGACCAGCCGCTCAGCGGCGTGGATCGTCTCGGTGACTTCAGTCATTGCTTGACGACGAACCGCTGGATCACCGACGGCAGCGGCAATCCGAGCTTCTCCCAGTTGTCGAGCAGGTCGCCCGTCAGCGTCGCCTCGATCACGGTCCACACCAACGGCGCCAGGAATGCCACGCCCGCGCCATCCCCGGCCACCTTCACCACATAATAGACCAGCACGTACGGCGCCAGTTTGCGAATCAAAAACTCGCCGACGCGGCCCAGCTCGAACGAATTCGATTTGAGCGCGACGGCGATGGCGACCACCACGTTGATCAGCGTGTGGCACACGATGATCTTGACGCCGGCATACGACCAGGCTTGCAAGACGAACGCGGTG